TAATCTTTTCTTTGTACCTCCCAAAGCTACAGAGTCTCAAGAAGTACACGATGAATTTTTACAATACTTAAATGATGTACATTGGTATGCTATGCATAATTTAAAATCATTATACTATCTTAGATCAGATGCTGCTAAGTCTGCTGAGAATGTAAATGTAAGGATACCTAGAATTAATTTAGAAGACACAGAATGTATAAGCTGTGAAGGATAATAATATGGATGATAAATTTGATAATATGTATGAAGGAAGATTTGATGCACTTCAAAAGAAGTATGAAGCAGAAGTAGCAATAGCTAAATCAGAGTTAGATACCTACTTTTCATTAGGTATGGGAGTAGCAGAACATCCCCATATAATTGAATCGATGGATTTACTTATGGAAAAGATGGCTAATTCTCAAGAAAAACTAGACCTACTACTAAAGGAGTTTTAATGGAAGATTCATTTAGTCAGTTTTGTAGGAGGATGTGGTTAGATCATTGTGATGAAAATAAAACACCATATTCTGTAACGTACACAGAAGAAGAATATAAAAGAAAGTTTAACAAATGGTTACTAGCTCAATATGCTAGTCACAAAAATGGAGAATAAATGAGTTTACTAGGAACACAAAATTATTTTAAACCTTTCGAGCATCCTTGGATGTTTGATTACTGGGATTTACAACAACAGATGCATTGGATACCTAACGATGTGCCACTAAACACAGATGTAAAAGATTGGAACAATCATTTGACAGATGAAGAACGCAACTTAGTCAAGCAAATATTTAGATTGTTTACACAATCAGACGTAGATGTTGGTGCAGCTTACATTCATAAGTATATGAAATTGTTCAGAAAACCTGAAGCACAATTGATGATGTCTTCATTTGCAAACATGGAAGGCATACATCAAGTAGCTTATAGTCAGCTTTTAGAAACTATCGGAATGCCTGATAAAGAGTACAAAGCATTTGCTGAGTACGAAGAGATGGCTAACAAACATGAGTATCTTTTAGACTTCAAACCTACTCGTAATAACAAAGCAGAGATTGCTAAAGCTCTAGCAGTTTATTCAGCATTTACAGAAGGATTGCAATTATTTAGTAGCTTTGCAATCTTGTTAAACTTTCCTAGATATGGTAAGATGAAAGGTATGGGTCAGATTGTTACGTATTCTATACGTGACGAATCACTACATGTTGAAGCTATGACTAAACTATTTAGAGAGTTTATCAAAGAGAATCCGGATGTGTGGACCAAAGATTTAAAGAAAGAGTTATATGATATTTGTCGTAAGATGGTAGAACTAGAAGATAAGTTTCTTGATCTCGTGTTTGAGATGGGTAATCTTGAAGGACTTACTAAAGATGAAATGTATGCTTACAATAGATACATAGCTGATAGACGTTTACTGCAGTTGGGATTGAAACCAACCTTTAAACAAAAAGATAATCCATTGGAGTGGATTGATGAAGTGATCGGTGTCGAACATCAAAACTTTTTTGAAGGTAAGGCAACGTCATATATGAAAGCAGGGCTGCGAGGAGATCATGGAAAGATAACATTTGCAGGACTAGAAGGATGAAAACAAAACGCAAAGAAGCAAGGTTACTAGGTTATACTTTAATGTATGATAAGTCAGGTAAGTTGATTACCGAAAGAATCAGCACTGATATAGAGAAACTAAAACCTTACTTCACAGATGAAGAATTTTATACGTTGAAAACTACAATACGTAAGGCAACAACGGAACTAGATAAAATACATAATAAAATAGAAGCAGATTTAAACTGCAGAATACAATAGGAGAAAAGTATGGAATGGTTTGAAAATAAAACTACACAACTTATAGCTTTAGTTAGTATCGTTGCGACACTAGCAGGGTTTGGATATACTGGTGCAACTTATGTAAATAGATTAGAGAACCTTGAAAATAAAATAGGTGGTATAGAAGATACAGAAGATGCTCAACAAATAATTGAAGAAAGATTTGCAGCTATTGAAACATCAGTAGAGTATATTAACAAGAGTATTGATGAAGGTATTAACCCTTCTTTAAAAAATATAGCTGAAACATCTAATCAACTGAGTCAGGATATTGTTGCTATAGACTCTCAAATAAGATTTATACAAGATGAAATTGATAATATCTTAGATGATAATAAAAATCCTTTAGCAAACTAATATAAATTTGGTTGTAGACTTTGTAGCTCTGTAAGCTTATCAATGCTTACACTAGCAAGACCGTAAAAAGCTTGGGTGTTATCATCAATGGTAGCACCTGTATATATAGCTCTTGGTTCATACCAAGTATCTTGTTGTGGTATCTGAGCATCTCGATAGCTATCAAATCCTACAACGTATCCTAAGTATGCAACTAAGGTAGACTCGTCACTGTACTGTCCGGTTTCTTCTTGTTCAGTCTCTGCTTGTTCTTGTTGTTGTGCTATATTCTGTGAGACTATTTGATCAGCAATTTGATCAGCTTCACTTACTGTCATGACTCCTGAGATTGCAGTATCTATTTCACCTTGCATATCTTGGACCTGAACATCTGCCATTGCAACTTGTGGAGTACCATCAAGGTCCGGCATAATATTTATTGTGACTGTAGATGCACTTGAAGACACTTCCATATCTGAACTCATTGATAAAACTTGCTGAGTTTGAACAGATGCTGATACAATTTGATCAGACATACTTGGAGAGCTTGTTGTACTCACTCCACCGGTTGATGAAATAGAAGCTCCAGAAGAGCTACTTACACTGTTTGTAACCGAGGATACCGATGCAGTTCTATTCGTTGCTCTCGTGCCACCTATGGAGCTAGAAACACTATTCCTTGCGGTCTGTATAGTACTAGCTACAACATCCAATGCAGATACTCTTATTGAGCTCCTTTCTTCGTTGATTTCTTCTTCGTGTTCTGCGATAAGTTCTTCGATTTCTTCTTCGGACTCACCTTCTTCTGCTTCGGCAAGAAGTTCTTCACGACTTTCTGTAATCTCGATAATTTCATCAGCTTCTGCCAACTGTTCCATCTCTTCTTCAAACCATTCTTCAAGTTCTTCCAAGTCTTCAAAATCTTCTCGTTCACGCTCTTCATTATTTCTATGTTCATGTTCTATTTCTTCTCTTATTATTGTTTCAAACTCATATAAAGTTATAAGTTCATCGGTTGGTAGGATATTTAAAAATGGTAAAGGTTCATCAAGTCTTTCAAAGACTAAGTATTCTTCTTCGATTGCAGGAAGTTCTTCAAAGTGTTCTTCTATAAACAACTCTTCAAAGATTGGTTCTTCAAAAAATATTATTTCTTCTTCGTGAGGCATGTCAAACATATGTAGAAGAGGTTCACCATGATCTTGCATTGGTCCAATAACTACATAATCATTTATCGGCTCTTCGTACCATTCTTCTTCAAACAAGAATTCATCGTGATGTTGATGATGTTCTTCTTCATACCCATAATCAAACTCTTCTTCCACAAAGTAAGCTACTGATTCTCGTTGCCTATATCCGGCACAGAACGGAGCATACTGTGGGTCTTCATCACACTGCTGATCATCATACGCTTCCCAATAACTAGGACAAGCAGTATCATATAAAGGATTAAGACCACATTGCTGATTTAAATAAGCTGCTGCATATCCAGAACAACTAGCATCATTTAAGGGATTACTACAATCAACAGCATTCCCAGAACCTAAACCATATAAACTACCACCATTCTCTAGCAATGTATTACTTGACGAGTTATTCCAGTCTACGTTAACACATGTTCCTGATACGTTTGTTGTACCTGTATTACATTCATCATAAAAAAGGTACTGGTAGTATTGTGATGTACTTCCCTGTTCACCAATTAAAACATCGTGCTGTATAATATCTAATGAACCATACCTATACTCAAAAGTATTGTTGGTCCAGAGTATGACTTCAAAACTGTTATCAGAGTTTCTGTTGTACTCTTTCATGTCATACCAACCAAATACTGCTTTATCGTTA